TGCACGCGACGGCGGCCCACGTTGCGTCACTGGGGCGCGGCCTGCCATCGAAGCGCTCGTAGCCCTTGCAGCGCTCGTATCCGCCCGCGACGTACGGCTCATAGTTCAGGCACTCGATCAGCGTGCCGCCCTTCGCGTCAAGCGCCGACCGATTGAGCAGCAGCCCGCCGCGCAGCGGGAAGGAGTCTGTCAACACCCGCGGCATCGGGTACGGACGCCTCATGCCAGCGTCTCCTCATGCGCCTGCGGCCGTTCGAGTTGATCCCGTTCGAGCCGGTACTCCTCTTGATCGTAGTTTCGGATCGCGTCTTCCATGATCTCGGCCGCGGCCTCGCGACGGGCGTAGTATTTCATCGCCTCGTACACGATGATCCAGTGATAGTCGGCCGGACACTCAGGCTCGTCGGTGTTGTTGGTCAGCGTCTGCGCGCCCTTATAGTAGCGGCAGCGCAGCGTCCAACCGGTAGCGTCCGGAGCCGGCCCGAGGTAGACCTTCTCGTCCGGGCCGATAGCGAAGTGGATCGGGGTTCCGTTGGCGACCGAGCGGTGAACGTAAGTCTGCTCGTACTCATCGTACGAGATTTCGCTCAGCGGAGTTGATGCGGTGACGCCTGACGCGGTCGGGTAGACGACCCAGTTCGTGCGATCCCAGCGCCCGAATCGAGAGACGACGATGCCGCTCTGGGCGTACTCTGCAACCCCCGCGCTGAGGACTTTCGTGGTGGTGGCATGAAGCCATCTCCACGAGTTGCGCGACGTCTGAACCTTCAGCCACGCTCGACGAACCCAGTTGACGAAGCGCAGCGACTCTCCGGTCTGGCCGGAGACAGACGATGGGCCGTTGCCCTCTGCTCCGCACTCCTGTCGTACGGTCTGGCACAGTTCGAGGTAGTTCATGCGTGCCCCTTCAAGGCTGGCGCCCCGCCGCGCAAGGCGGAAGGGCGCCGGATACTGTGCCCACTCGTGGTGGGTCAGCTACTACGCGGGCTGCGCGAGGATGGTACGCAGCCAGTCGATGCCCTTCTTCCCGGCCGGATCGGAGATCACGGTGAACGGATAGCAGGGCGTGTACGTGATTTTCGGCTCCATCGTCTCAGAACCGTCCGGCGCCACCTTGCGCTCGGTGCGGACGCGCATCACCTTCGAGCGCGCCAGCACTTCGAGGAAGTACCGCGGGATCAGCTTGGTCTCGCCACGGCGCGCGAAGAAGTACTTGTTGTTCACCGTGATCTCGACCACCGGGGTCTCGATGTCCGGGTTGGCGGCCTCAGCGAAGTTCACCTCGATCATGTCGTTCATGAACTGTTCCTGCTCTGCCAGTTGGGAGAGCGGCTTGTCGAGAGGCACGGTCGTTTCGACGAGACCTTCGTTCTTGGCCTTGTCGAGGTTGGGCGTGACTTCGTCCAGCTTGATGTCGTCGCTGGTGGCCTGCTCGCCACGTCGAACGACGGGTCGGGTTCCAGTGTTCATACGATCTCCGGTTGTGAGAGACGCCCACCCGGCGAACCGGGCGGGCGTCGACCCTAGCCTACGAGGCTAGGGGGTTATTCCACCAGACCGGCGGGCGGGCCGCCGGCGGCGAAGTCGTACCACGTCTCCAGCGAGCCGAGATCGGTCGTGCCCGAGGTGAACGACGAGGCGGCATTGACCACCTTGAAGCCACCGAGCGCGCACTGATTCGCATCGGGCTGCGGCCACACCAGCGCGTCGTCCGAGCCGACGGCGACCGCCGTGCCCTTCTTGATGCTGACCGTGCCCGCGGAGTCGATCTGCACGAGGTACAGGCACGCCGTGTACGCGGCCTGCACCGACAGCGCCGTCATGGCGATGTTGTCGGTGTCGGCCTTGTGGTAGGCGATGCCGTTGATCGCGAAGTCGACGCCGGCGCCGTTGGGCGCGGCGATGGCGATCGTCTGCGCGTTCGTGCCCTCAGCCAGACCGGCCTTGGACAGCACGCCGGTGAAACCGACGTTGTTCGAGAGGTTGTACATAGTTCGTTCTCCAGTGCCGTTAGGCGGTGAGGTTTCGGGACGCGATAGGCGAGCGCGGGATCACGCAGACGTAAACCGTGGCCGATGCGAGATCGATTGCGCCGCCGGTGACGTTCGCCAGTTGCACGGTGACCGTGTTGGCGGCCGTGACTTGGGCGGTGAGGATGAGGTCAGTGACGTCGATCGACATCGACACGAGGACGAAGTCGCCGAGGGCTGCACCAGTGACGGTGACCTCGGTGACAGCCTCCGCGGCCGTGGCGATCGAGCCAGCATCCCACGTGGCGGAGGCGTACAGACGTCCGTCGTCAGCCCTGATGGCATCGAACAGAGCCTTGAGCGACCGCTGGGTGTGCAGGTCTCTGACCTCGTTGGTCAGTTGTGCGATTGAAGGCATTCGGTTCTCCTGTTGGGAGAGCAGGGGACTTACGCTTGCGCCGCCCCTAGCTCAGATGGATCAGAGTTCCGTGGCGCAGGTCTCGATCCGCACCATCCAGTTCTCGTTCAGGCGAACCGCGGTCTTCCAGAAGTCGGCGCCGACGTAGCCGAACAGGCCCATCGGGTTGGCGTGGTTCTTCTGACGCGGCGGCAGGTACGTCGGGCTGATCGAGCCTTGGCCCTTCAGCGCGACTTGACCCCACGCCTCTTCCGCGACCACGATCACCGGGTACACGTCGTTGTTCGCCGAGCCGGCGGACACGTACGCATTGGTGTCGCTCGCGCCGCCCGCGAGGAACGGCTTGAAGTACGGCGAGGTGATGATGCGGAACGCCTCGACCTTGCCGATCTCACGCTCGTGCGCCGGCTTGAACGAACCGTACTCCTCGACCGGGGTGAAGCCGGCCAGATTGCGGAAGTCCGATTCGAGGTCGGTGTGGATGAACACGAGGTACGACGGCGCGACGGCCGCGGTGCCGAAGTTCACCGACGGGGCCAGACGCTCGGTCACGCGCATCGCGTGCGCGCTTTCCAGTTGCCGGGCCGCCTTGCGCAGCGCGCCGAGGGAGATCACCGACGCCATCGTGTTGCGCGCGCTGCCGTTGGTGTAGATCACCGACGTGCCGGCGCGGATCACGCCGAAGTTGATGAGTTCTTCGAGGCTGGCCATGTGCTCGCCGACCTTCTTCGTCATCTCCTTCGGGATGTCGTCCTCGTACATGAGTTCCGTCTTGCTGGTGAGCTTCATCAGCACACCGTAGTTCTGCAGCGTGACGGTGACGTCCTGCGGGGTCAGCGTGCGCGCCGACGGGGTCGAGCCTTCCGCCAGCACGTACGAGGCCGCGGTGATGTCCGGGGCGCCATTGGCCGCGTAGTCGAGCGGCAGGAACCGGCGGAACACGATCGTGTCCGTCGACTTGGTGGGCTGCTCCTTCTGCGAGCCGAAGTTCGACAGAACCTTGATCGGCTCCGCGGCCTTCAGCATCTCGCGCTCGGCACGGATGAGGTTCCGGCTGGCGTTCAGGGAATACGTCTGCATTTTCTGTGCTCCGAAGAGGTTCGCGCGGAGCCGTCAGGCGATCACGCGCGCTGTTGTCTGGTTTCCTGCGCGTCGAGGTAGGCCCAGTACTCTTGCGGGGTCATCTCGTCGACAGGCTTGGTCAGGTTCACGCGGGAAGTACCGCTCGGGATGGTTGCCCCACGCAGTCGAGGGTTCGGAGCAGGCTTGGCGGGCGGCTGCTTGTGGGCAGCGTCGAACGCCCGCACGGTCGACAGGATCTCGGAAGGCTTCCATGTGCTCAGCGCGCGCTGCCGGTACTCCGGGGGCTGCGCGTCGAGCCACGCCTTGAACTCCTGACTGCCGGCCTTCTCTCTCCACTTCGAGTCGAAGAGCGCGACCACCTCCATCGCATCCTCTTGCCGCTTGCTCTCGAACTCGCTCGCGATCTGTTTCCGGATCTCGTTCGGGTCGAAGGCTGGCTGCTGAGGCGCACTGGGAATGCGCGTCGATACGTAGGACTCGACGCCTTCCGCCCAGTCGGGGAAGTCCTTCTTCAGCGCCTCCCACTTCTCGGGAGACGCCGCGGCCTTGTCGATCGCCGTTGCCGTGGGCGCTGCGCCGGCGCCAGTGGCGGCGGCTGCCTGCTTGCCCAGCTTGGCCAGTTCGCTCTGCAGCGAACCAACCCGGCCGACTGTCGACCTGACCAACTGCACCACCTCGGGGATCTGCCTCAGCAGTGCGCGCTCCTCATCGGAGAGCGGACTGCCGGCGATCTTTTCCGGCGGAGCCTCTGCGGCCGGCTGCCCGGCCTCTGGTTGTGGCTCGGTCGTGCTGGGGGCTGGCTGGGCCTCGGGAGCCTCCGGCGGCGGTTGCCCGGCGCCACTCTCTTCGGCCTCCAACTCGTCCCAGATTGCCCGAGCCGCGGTTCGCTCCTGCTCCGCTGATTGCTGAGCAGAATCAATGACTTGCATATCGCTTGTGGTCATACCATCTCCGGTTCATCTAGGCCGGCGCAGCCCTAGTACAGGGCTGAAACGTCACCGGGTTCGATCTCGTTCTCTCGCGCAGCGGCTCGTTCCAAGTCGACCGACTGGGCGATGTTGAGCTTCAGTTCCTCGATCCGGCCCCTGATGTGGGCCGTCTCTTCCGCCTTGAGCGGGTTGTCGTTTCGCTCGCGCAGTTCAGCGAGCCTCGCCTCCCAGATTGCCATCAGGCGGCGCCACGTCTCGCTCTGGAAGTCAATCGGACGAAGGGGCTGAGGAGGGGCCATCTTCCTTAGACAGTTTCACTATGTGAAAAGTTCCGCATTGTGGAATGCGATCACGCGATCTCACGGCTGTGACCCTTCACTTCCCTGAAAACCCGCTCTGCGGCTTGGGCGAAAATCCCTCGCGAATCAGCATTTTCGAGCGCCGCCGCCAACGCGGAGTTGATGTGGTCGCGCTTGAACCAGAAGGTCGGGTTGCCCATGCGCTCGACCAGCGACATCGCCAGCGGCTCCGCGGCCTCGTCAGCCAGCGCGGCCACGAAGTCGTCGACCGACATCTTGATCGAGATCCCCTCGTCGTCGATCGACATCTCGATTCGCGGGTTCGACCACTTTTTCGAGATCACCAGCATCTTCTTGCGCATATCAGTCCTTCAGGGCGATAAAGCTGCCCAGCGTGAGGAGTTTCTTGAGCCGCTCTCCGGCCGATCCGCTGGTCGTCATGTTGGCCAGCAGGTGGTCCCAGATCTCTGCCGCACTGGCGCCGCCGCCGCCGGCGGTGCTGACGGTGATCGCCTGCACCGGCTGCTGGTAGTTGATGCGCACGACGTACGATCCAACGGTGTTCGTGAACGGATCGCCGCCACCGTCGACGAGCAACACGCCGTCGTTGACGTTCAGCGTGTGGCTCGCCTCCTGCGGCCGCACCTTCCACCCGTTCAGCAGGAATGCGTAGATCGGGATCGAGGTGCCGGCGCCGGCGTCGATGTCGTTGCCGCCAACCTGCGTCATCGCCAGCGGGTACTTCGAGTTGTCCCCGGTGAGCCACCAGTCAACCCAGCGGCTCCACAAGTCTCGCACCCCAAGCGTCGTCGTTCCCGACGACAGGGTGATCAACTTCGAGCCGCCGTTGAAGGAGATGGCCATGACTAGGCGATGTAGCCGCGATCCTGCTCGGCAGTCAGGGTGAAGGACTGGCCCTTCGCGCGCGAGATCGTCCCCGTTGCGACCACCGGCTTCGCGCTACCGGCATTGCCGGCGACGATGGTGACTGCCGCATCGGTGCCCGCCGTGCGCCCGCCTTGCACGTTGTTGTCGTAGTCGAAGGTGAACGCGATGCTCGCGCCAGAGATGGCGCCAGCGATGTCCGCGGCCGCGTTGTCGTCCACCGTCACCGCCCCGCTCTCGCCGTAGTCGTTGCTGGCGCCGGGCAGGGTCGTGAAGTACATGCGGTAGTAGCCTGTTCCGCCGGCAGTCAGGAACGAGTTGAAGTTCAGCGTCCCGGCGGCGACGTACGGGTACTGGCGCTGCACGCCGTTCTGGTCAGTGAAGACGACCCGATTGGTGTCGTTCGCTTGGATGTTTTCGATGAACACGCCTTGCGTGGTGTACAGCGTGTCGCCAACGAAGTAGCACAGTTGGCTCTCCGTCTTGCCGATGACGCTGCCGGCGCCACTGTCGATGTCCGAGTTCTGCCTGAGCAGGTACTGAATCTTCGTGTAGATCTGCTCCAGCGTCGCACTGTTGCCGTTGATGATCTTGCGAAACGGGTAGGATCCACCGCCGATCGTCTTGCTCTGGTCAGACCCGTAGTAAGTGATCGTGATGCCACTGTACGGGGCACCAGACATCGACCCGTCGGCCGCCGTGATCTTCAGGTCGCTGCCCACCGAGATCGGAAGCGCGACCTTGAAGGCGCCAGTGCCGGTCTCACCAACGTCGCCGAGCACGGCGTCGTCATAGGTGTAGTTGTACTCGCGGCAGTAGAGCTTGAAGAAGGTGCGGTCGTCGAAGTTGCCGTTCGACGCATCGCCGTAGACCTGAATCGCCTCGTTCGGGGCATCGGTGAAGGTGAAGTTGATCGCGCTTCCGGTGCTGTTGCGCTGGTAGTAGAACTGCGCCCCAGCCGGGAACCCCGAGGCAAGCGCCACGAGTCCAACGTACTGCCGGTTCAACACGCCGGCGTTGCTGTACTCGCTCCACCCGGCATCGCGCACGGCCTGCCTCGTCGTGTCGTTCGCCGGCTTCCAGCCGTTGTAGCTGCCGCCCGGATCTTGGCCGAAGATGTACTGACCCGACCGCGCGTCGAGGATGTTCATCGGGAACGGGTACGGCTGATACGTGGCCGTCGTCCACAGGTCGACGAACTTCGCCCACAGCGCGTTGCCGGTGACGCCGTCTTTCAGGACGAGCGATCCGTATGCCCCGAGGGCGAATGTCTTCGCCGTCGTGTCGAGGAAGATGTTGCCGTCGACTCCGAGGTTGCCGATGGACGACGCAACTACCAGATCATCGGGGTCTGTGATTTTCGCCATTCGTTACTCCAGATAGGCCCGGTCGACAACCTGAGCGATTGGAAGGGAAGAGTCAGATGCGCCAAGCGTGTATCCGCGCACGTACAGCGGAACGTAGCCGGCCTTGAAGACGCCGATGTCGACGCTCGCGCTGGGGTCGGTGTATGCGTACCCGTAGCTGGATGCGCCGTGCGCGTCAACCGACGTCCGCACCGTGCTGGTTCCGGCTTCAAGAATGACGATGTCGGACCCGGTCTGCAGCCCTGTCAGTGTCAGCGTCACGGAGTTGACCACGGTCACCGTGCAACCGGCAGTGCGAATGCTCGGCGTGCTGCCGCCGCCCGAGATGTTGATCGTCATCGAGCCGCTGGCGATGTTGACGTAGATCGCCTCGTTGCCGGTAGAGCCATTGGTGCCGGCATACCCACTGAAGGTCACGCCGCTCAGGGTCATGTTGGCCGCGGTGCCGCCGATCTCGATGGCGTGTCCCGTGCCAGCGGACGTGAATGAGCAGTTCGAGATGTTGTCCGCGTCGCCCGGGCTTGCGCTCGTGATCTTGCAGTTGGAGAACGAACTGTTCGTGATGGCCGCGCCGTTCTGCGTGAAGCTAGTGCAGTCCACGAACGACATCGAGTCGAACGTGACGACCGACCGTAGCACGACGTTGGCATTCACCACCGTCAGGCCGGAGAAGTCGTACGTCGCGCTGCCGCTGGCACTCGACAGTAGCTCGAAGGCAATCTTGCTCTTCGACGAGATCAGGCCGGCGCGCAGCTTGCACACGTCCCCAGCCCGCGCATCGATGTAGACGCCAAGCAGGCCGGGATCCAGATGCACCAGCGTCCCTCCATCGGCCGCCACGCGCGGGAACTCGATCGCGAAGTTCGACCAGTCACACGCTACTGCATCGACGCCGCCGATCTGGATAGGCATGTTGTACAGGCCGCGCCAGAAGACCGGCATCAGGCAGAGGTTAGATGCCAGCATCGCCTCGTCGAAAGTAATCGGCTTGCTGCTCGTGCCTCCGCTCAGGTACATGCGTCGAGCGAGCCACAGCATGTACCAGTAGAGGGCAGTCGCCCCGTACACGCACGTCGCCCCGACGTACCACTTACGCAGCGTGGCCGAGTTGAAGGTGCCGGCGGATGCGTACTTGGTGTCGGTCGACTGGTCGTGCTCGATGCAGAAGACGTTACGCGCGTCGGCCGCCTGATAGCCGTCGTTGAACGAGCCGATCCGCCATGCGCGGTAGTCGCCGTCGTTGTCGACCAGCACGCCGAATACGCCACCGTCTTCGAGCAGCGAGCCGGCGTTGTAGCACTGGCGAGGGGAGCCGAACAGGTACGTCCCCATGATGAAGTCGCCAGCGGTCGAGCCGTCGATCGCTGTCGTGCCGAACGTGCGCAGGTCGCCCGAGATCACGTTGCCGGCGCCGGGCGGCGTCGATGCGAGAGACGACTGGAACGGGATCACGCCGGTGTCACCTACCCCCGCCGTCGCGTCGTACTCGTTCGCCTTCTTCTCGATGCAGAAGATCTGGCTGATGTTCGGGTTGGTTGTGTAGACAGTCGTGACGCGGAACCGCACCCAGTAAGCCGACTGCCCGTTGACCGTGGTCGTGGCCCAGTTGGACGGGATTGTCCAGCCCATCACCTGCCGGTCGCCAACGGCGGCAGTGAAGTTCGACGTTGCGTCACGCAGTTGTTGCAGCGCCACCCACGCGGATCCGTTCCAGTACTCCTTCGCCACGACGCCAGCCACGCCGTTCGTGCAGCCGGCGCGATCGAACGACAGACCGGCGAACTTCGTCGCCAGCCCAACATAGAGTGCATCGCCGATCACCTCGGTGGCCGGGAATGGAATGACGTCCGCGTCCGTCGCGTTCGTGGCGGCGGTCGTGTAGTCGGTGAACACGCCGCCGTCGTCCTGAAAGACGTACTGCGGGTTCGAGATCGCCCCCAGCCCGCGCAGGTTCGTCGAGGCGCCATCGCTCGCCTCGCCCGCGTTGTACGTGTTCGTGCCGATCAGCGACGACAGAATCGAGGCGGTCGCAGGCCCGACGAAGGCGGGCACCTTCCCGCCCGTCGCGTTGCGGATGGCGATCTTGAAGATGACCATCTCGTCGGTCGTGCCCGATGCGCCGATCCTGTAGGCGCCAGTGGCTCCGGCCGTGCGCTTCACCGTCATGAAGATGCCGGAGCCGGCAGCACCATCGTCTCGCGCATTCAGCGTCATCAGCGGCGGCGGCGCGTACAGCGGGATCGCGCCGTCGCAGAAGGCGCCGATGATGATGAGGCTGTCGGCCTGAGTGGTCGTGATCGACGTCGCCTCGTAGGGCGGGCCGGCAGAATCGGTGTTGTCGATCTCGATGTCGATGAACTCGGTCGAGCCGACCGTGTAGTAGGCGTCCTTGATCGTCAGGGCGTACGAATGGCACGTGTCTGACACCGGGAGCGTGATGACCGGGTTGGGTTCGGCTCCGGACGTTGCCCACTTCCAGAACCACGCGCCAGACACGACGTTCGTTCCGGTGCCGGTGCCCACGTTCTGCTGACGCGCGCGGGTCCAGCCAGATGTCGCCGTCGTCCATCCGCTGGCGCCCTGAGAGTCGGCGCCGATGAAGACGAGCAGGAGGTCGCCAGAGGCGTGCGCGGCAAGCGGCACCTCGGTCGTCGTGACCGCGGCGAGTTCCTGCTTGTCGGAAATGGCGGAGACGTAGGCCATGTCAGTGATGCGCTCTGTCAATCATGAGTAGGTCTCGGAGGCTCTGGCGGTCCATGATGCAGTTGATGCGCCAGCGTTGGCGTACAGGATCTGCGTCGGGTTTCCTTCGGCGTCGAACGTGATGCGCTGGATGCGCCACCCGGCCGCGCTCTCTGCCGTGCCCGGGTCCGACTCACCGATGTACAGGGTCGTGCTGCTCGCGAAGTCGTACCTCTTGCTCTTCGGCTCCTCGACCGCCCCGGGGGCACCAGCGGCGCCACCCGTGTACCTGACCCACGACAGCGTGTCGGTGTCCCAGACAAGCTGAGCAACCTTCTGCACGCCCTCCGACAGGTCGAACGCGGCGCCGTGACGGTGGAATGTCGACATCAGTACGTGTTCCCTGACGGCGGGGCGAAGTTCGAGGTGTACAGGGCCGAGCCGAACGTGATCCTGATGTTGTCGGTCCACCCCGGCGAAGCCCAGCCATTGCCGTATGAGTCCTTGCAGCCGAGGACGATCTTGTCGCCCTCGTCGACGGTGTAGGTCAGCCAATCTGCTGGGCGGCTGACGGACACGACAGTACCGTCGATGCTGCAGTAGACGTTCCCCCCGGAACTGCACAGCGACCAGTGAAACGTCGTGTTCAGCGCCGGCCGCGCCAGCCCAGTGAACCTCGTTGCGCCAGAGCCGAGCGGGAGGTACATGAACATGGACGTTCCGTCGCCGAACAACCCGACGTACCGAGTCGCATAGCCCCTCCAGATGTCTCTGGCACCGAGCATGCACAGCACAAGGTTGTCCCCATAAGTCGTGCTTCTGCCCCA